GTCCGAGCAGTACCCGGTCAGTATTTCGTAGGTGATTACCTGTGGTGTTGTCATGTTATGGGCCTCCAATCCCATGCATTTGACCTTAGCGAGCTTTTCGGGGCTTGTGGGGGATTCTCAGCCGTTCAACCTTTTTGACCATGCCCATGGGTATGAGCAGCACGTTGTCCACCTGCTCGTCGTCGGCACAGCTCTGGATCAATACCAGGTGCCTTGAGCGTTTGCGTTTGAGCCAGTATCCGACCGAATACACCACGCACGGCTCATCCTTGATGTCGTCAAGGTCGCGCCATTCGTTGTTGCCGAGCGTGTAGGCGTCATGCCAAGTGACTCGCACCAGGGGGTAGGCGTCTAGTCGAGCCATACGACGTATTCTGCCGCCACGCGGCCCTTGTTCGGATCAATGAAATGTAGGCGTTGGCTGGGTTTGCCTGTCGCAGCTACAAATTCGCGTGCGTATTCATTGTGTGACTCTGGCGAGCCGGTCACGAAGATTCGATTGCCGTTGCCCATGGTCAGGCTCATGGGCGTGTGCCAGTGCCCCATGTAGCAGTCGGTGAACTCCTCGATGACGCCACCAGCCCAAGCGTTGACTTTACGCAGAATGCCGAATGCCGGTGTGTTGCCGCCGAAGCTTTTGATTTCGTCACCGTGCACGAGTAGCGCCTTGTAGTTGCCGATGCGCGCAATCTGATACCAGTCGCCCGAGCTCTGCCACGAGGCGGTCAGGCCTTTGCATTTGTCGCGTGCAATCTCGTAGGCGATGCGATCAATGTTGTCGCCGCCGGGCATCTCGCCCTTGCGGCCCAACCTGCCGTGGTTGCCGTATTCGCATACCACGTGCACCTTCTCAAAGTGCTGTGCCAGCGTCGTAATCGACTGCGTGATGATCTGCGACACCGTGAACAGCTGCTCGTACAGGTGTGCGTGCACCTCGTACACCTGCCCTGGGAAGATGCCCAAGCCTTCGACCATGTCGCCACCAAGCAGCACGTAGACCTCCCTGACCGGGTGGTGCTTGCGCTGAATGTCGGTGATGTGAATGGTCTTGTCAATGAACTGCCCGATGCGTTTGTCGCACGTGGTCGGGCCGTAGGTCACCGTTTTCTTGCCGTACTGCCAATCGGTCAAATGCACCAGGGCAACCTCGGGCTTGCCTGTGCGTTTGTCTTTGGCTATCGGCTTGATTCGTACCGGTTCGACCGCTAGGGCCGCATCTTTGGCGGCTTGATACACCGCGCTAATGAGCTCATCCTTGGCGAACTTGGCTCTGACCAAAGCCTGCTGTGTGCGCGCCAAAGCTTGGCGCAGCTGGTCGGCGGATTGCAGTTGGTTGACTTCGTCACGAAGCATGTCGCTCGCGGTATCTGTGCACCGTGTTTTGCGTTACTGCTTTAGGCGCACCGTGCTTCAAACACAGTTGGGCCAGTGATCGAAGGCTGTAGCTGTAATCCATCAGCACCTCGTGCCATTCATCAGAGTTGGGTTGGGCTTTGACCCACTCAATCAACGTCTGCAATTTCTCCGTTTTTGGTTCTAATTCGTCGCGTAGCCCCATTGCTGTGATCCTCCAAGTGGTTGTCAATCTTGCGTTCCACCCTAGTAAGAATCCGGCGCACGTATGCGTGATCTGAGCTGTTTTCTTTGCGTGCACGCTCGATAAGCCAAGCCGGTAGCCCGGCTGCGATGATGATGGCGATTGCGCTAATCAGCGCTACGTAAATCTCGGTTGGCATGCGAGTCGATCCATTCTTGAACTGCTGCCGGTATTGATTCTGCCATGAAATACCTGATGTGCCATGGCTCGGATTGCATCTCCCAGGTGAAGCCGTATTTGTCGCAGTTGTCGCGCATCCATTGCAGCCGCAATCCGTTGGCGTCGCTGACATCGACCGCCAGCCCCAAATTGTGGAAGCTGCGACCGGGCACCGCCATCGGGGCTAGCCCTGGCTTTAGGTAATACTTTTGCCCTTTGTAGGTGCGTATTGACTTGCTGTTTTCAATTGGTGCTGTGGTGTAACGCGCCAAGAATCCGCGCTCTTGTATCTCAAGGCTTCGATAGGTGTCTGCAACGCTCGTCGGTTTGAGCGGTCGGATTCCGTCGCGGTGCGCGGCCTTACGCATCGCCTCCCATGCCTGGGCAGCCAACGGATGCAGCCTGCCGTAAGGTCTGATTGGCACCAGCAGGTAGTTGGGCAGCTTGCCCCATTCGATGCTGCGTAGGTCAGCCGGTAGCCGTACCGGCTTTACTACGAGCTTCACTTGCGACCGTACCTATGGTCTTTCGTGTTTGCCCAAGCGTAGATCAGCGGCAGCATCGCTGCGAGCCCTGCTTTTAGCGCGCTTTCGATGTCGTATCCGCTTGTGATAAGCACGGCGACGCTTCCAGCGACGAAACTTTTGGCCCAGTCTTCGAGGATGTATTGCCATTTCATTTTTCAGGCTCCGAGCAATGCGGCTACTTCGTCATCAGTCAAGCCCAACGCGGCGAGTTTGGTGCGTGCCGATGCGAGCGCAGCGGCCTTCGCGTCAATGGTTGCAATAACGGATTCGCTATCGCGTTGCACCTGTTTATAGTTGGCAACTTCTTCTGCCGTCATGTCGCGTACTTCGTCACCGATCTGGATTTTCATGGCACTCCTAACTGTTTGACAGTCCGTACACGCGATACAGGCCGGTCGATGCGTTGCTGAACGTAAATGTCAAACCCGTGTGAGCCTGGGCAACGTTGTAAAAACCGCCAAAATGCAATCCGCCAATTGACGCGCCGGTGGTTGGGTCGGCGGTAGCGGTACCCCAAAACTTGGTTTTTTTAGTGGCACTAGCCGGGTTGGCAACCCAAATGTTCCACGCCGTGCGGTTTTCGCTAGATTGCGTGCCTTGCAACGGGAATGACGTTTGTGCGTTGGTACCTATGTTTGTTTCGGTGCCGCTGAAAATGGTAATTGAACTACCACCCAAATAGTCAGAGGTTGATTTTGCGCCGCTATTGTCGCGTACTTGCAATGCCAACGTAGCAAACGTAGCGTCGGCGCCCGCGTCTAACATCACCAAATAATAATCGTACGTTGACGTAAACGTATCGTTTGCGAACGCGACTGTGGTCTGAGCGCTAAACGCGGCGCCAGTCAAATAGACCATCGCACCGGCGCTAGCAGGGCCGACCGTTGCCCATGCGGCTCCGTCGTAATACTGCACCACGTTTGTGGATTCGAGGTAACACAACTGGCCTTCAGCAAGCGTCTTTTCGCTAGCGCCACCAAATGCAGCATCTCGAGTGGTCGTAGTAGCGAACACCGGCACGCCTGTACGCGCCGACTGATTCATCTGATCTGCGGTCAGCACCTGCGACGCGGTGAACGTAGGAACTGTTGTTTGAGCGTTGGCACCCATGGTTACATCATCCTAATACGTTCGTGCCATCAAGCTGACCGTACACGGCATCATCAAGAATCAGCTGGAATACGACCGTGGTTGGGGCCGTGAAATACGTGATTCGGTGCCCTGACTGGAAACTGATGGTGCCCTCGATGCCTTCGACCGACAGCTCGGAGGTCAGGCTTGATAGCCCGGTGATGTCTTTGGTGATTGTGATGGTGTCACCGATGTCTACCTGGGCTGCCAGGTTGCGTTCGGCGTCGGTCAGCATTGAAAAGTTGGTGCTTACGGCTGTGTAACGCGGTGATGGCTCAGGCTCCAGCAGGTAGGCCGCCAGGGCATCAATTTCGCCCTGGTCATGCAGCAGGCTGCCTGTTATCGACTTTGACTGGATGAAGTAGGTGGCCTGGCTGCTGAGGTCTTGATCGGTGGCAGTTTTGCCATCTAGCGCTTCAACGTATGCCCGGTTGACTACGCCATCGGCATCAAATTCGATGTCCACGCGGTCGTAGGCGCTTGCAGTGCCATCATCAGCGAACGTGATGACCGAGCCGCTTAGCGTGGCTCCTATGCGCTCCTGGAACGTCAATACGCCATCACGCGACATAAATAGGCGGCCCTGCTCTGCCTCGTTTATGGCGTTGAGGTATTGCAGCGTGTTGGTGCCTGCTGCGACGTTGTAGCTCGAATCGTGGCCCAAATTGACCGTGCCAGTGGCCACATTGGTTGTGCCAGTGTAATCAACTTCAGGCAAGGCCAGCACTGTAGTGATGCGTGCTCCGCTGGTTTCAGAGCTGGGGTTGAATGCCGCCATCTGCGTTTGGCTGAGTAGGTAGAAATCGTCGGCGCATGACACCGACACGCTGTTGTAGCCAGCCAGGGCGAACTCGTAGGTGTAAGACATGACATAGCCGATGAACAGGTATTCGCCTGCACGGCTCAGTCGCACTTTACGCATCGGGGCGAGGCCCGGCTTGTCGTTGGTCGGATCGTAATAGGGGCTGTTGGTGTCGTATGGGCCCAGGATGCCGGTCTCGTCAATCATCTCAAATGACAATGTGCCTGCCGAGAATTGGTCATCGATGTTGCGTCTGCCGCGCCGGTACGTCACCTCTCGCACATAGTCGGTGATGTCTGCGAACGTGATGTTGGGGCCGAGCGTGTACGTGGTGTTGTTCAGCACGCCCTTGGTTGCGTCATCAAGCCTGAACGAGTTGTAATCAAAGCCGGTGTCAAGCTCGAGCAGGTACGAGCCTGCCTGCACTACGTTGGCAGCCATCAGGCGACCGCTATTTGTGCTGGGCCGCTGCGCCGGTTGTATTGCCTGATTGCGTTGACGATGATGTCGCCCAGGCGATCATCAGCGACGGTGGAATTGATGTTTATGGTGATGTTGCCCATCTGCCCCATGCGCGACAGCGGCACTACGGCCTCTGGGCCTGCCTCACCGATCATCGCCAAGGTGGGCCCGGTCACGATTCCGCCTTCAGCCAGCATCGGGATGTCGGGCACGTTGAAGCCTTTGCCACCGATACCGGGCACCCAGTCGGGCACGGTGAATGACAGCTTGCCGATGGTGTTGTTCCATGCTCGAGCAATGCCGTTGAAAATGCCTTTGTAAAAGCCCATGACGAAATCCAAATAGCCCTTGATCAGGTCAACGGATGCGCCGACAGCCGTTTTGATAAATCCAAACATGGCTTGCACGCCTTCGCGGAATGTCTCGCTTTTGTTGTATGCCAGAACGAATGCTGCTACCAACGCGGCAATGGCAAGTACTACGAGGCCGATGGGGTTGGCTGACATCACAAAGTTGAGCGCGACTTGTGCAGCCTTGACGACGAGCAATGTCGCCTGGTAAATCTTCATTGCCGCATTGACCGCGAGCACCGCGCCAGCCAGGCCGCCGATCACACCGGCGAGAATCAGCACCACCTTGGTGTTTTCTTGCGCCCACGTCGCCAACGGAATCAGCTTTTCAATCAAAGCGGTCACGACCGGCAATAGCGCGGCACCAATCGATTCCTTGGCCTCATCCATCTGAATGCCCAGGTTCTTCATCTGCCCGGCAGCCGTATTGGCGGCATTGGCGGCAGCACCGCCGGTAGTGGCCGCCAAGGCTTGCATCACCGTGTCAAAATCGGCCCCATCCTTGATCATCGGTATCAGCGACGCATCAAGAGCCTTCAGGCCTTTCATGTTGCCGTTGTAAGCCTTGCTCAACGCATCAGTGACCGTGCCCAGGTCTTTGCCTGTTGAGGCGCTGATGTCGAGCGCCTGCTGCAACAGCTCTTGGCTGAACGTCAGGTCGCCTGTTGATTGCACCAACGTGGCGAGGGCTGGCCTGAGCTCATCATCGGCAGTCGCAGTGGCCCGGCTAATTGACGCAATCCACAATTCGTTGGTATCAATGGCTTCCTGCGTCGCGTCAAGTGTTGAGCGCTGGATGACGCCTGCAAGTTGTTCTTGGGCTGCTGCATCCTCCATTGCGGCCTTGGTCGCCACGGTTAGCCCGGCTGCGAGCCCTGCAATGGCAGCTGTAGCCGGTACCGCAGCCTTCTTTAGTGCGAACTGTGCCTTGGCTCCAGCGCCCTCGAGCTGCTTGAATTCGGCAATAGCCGAGCTAATGCCCTTGCCATCAAACTCAGAAATAATTGGGATTGTTACAGCCATTACTTCACCAGCCTACGATTCGCTGCGTCAGTCACCTTTTCAACCAATCGCGCCAAGTTTTCATTGACCTGATCGGCGTGCCGTTCATACGTGGGCCACATCAAACGCGATGGCTTGCCGTACAGCGAATCAAGAGCGCTCGCCAGCCGGTTGGCACTGCCGCGACCTGCCATGTCAAAGATTGTGCCTGCCGGGCTTTTCATGGTCACACTGAACACTGCCAAGCTGTTGCCACGCTTCCGATTACTGAACCGGGCAATGATCGATTTAGCGACAGCCGACTGGCTCCATGGCAGAATCTTGCCGCCTTTCCAATTGCGTGCAAAGCCACTCAACGGCAGCTCTTTGACCTGCGGCTTGGCTGCGTCAACGATTGGTTTCACGATCTGCTTGAATTCGGCCTTGATTGCCTTGGCTGTGTCAGGCTCGACTTTTTGCAGCTCGCGCAACGTCTCTTTGATGCCCACGATGGTGATTGAACTGTCAATTGGCACGGCGGTTCTGCTTTTCTGCGAGTAGTTGCACGGTACGCAGGTCTTCCATGTCAAACTCGACGTTAGGGGGCCAGAAGCCGGTAGCCAAGAGCAGATCCGCTAACTGTCTGCGGATGCTGCTTCTACCGTAGGGTTTGTTTGCGCGACCTCAAGCACGTCAAATGATTCGACGGATTCCAGCCAAGCGTCGTATTCGCGTGGCTCTTTTTTGAGCGTGTTGAGCCGATGCCAGGCAAGGAACATCAGGTCATCGACACCGATGCCGCCTTGCAGATCGCTGATGCGACGCTTGAACTTACGCTCCCACGCAGCGATGGTCGCAATCGTGGTCGTAACTTCGTCGGTGACCGTTTCCGCTGCCGGTGTCTTGTAGGACACCTTGATGGTCAATTTCATGGCGTCGTGTCTTCGACGAGCGTGCCACCAGTAAACGTGAGTTCAACTTCCTGCAGCTCTCCGACCGTGGCGTTTACTACGTCGCACGACTCGAGGTATGCGCCAGTGACTTGGTATTCCACGTTGTCGGCGCTGATAGCGCCAGTGCTGCGACGTGCAGCGACGTAGCAGCGCGTGCCCACCAAGGCAGCGAAGGCATTGACAGCCGTGTTGTTTGCGAGCAGGGTTGCGGTGACTTCCACGTTGGTCAATCCGCC